AGCAGATTAGTTCCAGGAGATATTATAGGAGTAGAACAAAAATTTTCAACAGTTCCTACTTACTATTTCACTGTAACAAACACCAGTGTAGAAGACTATTTGATATATGTTGGTTCTTTCTTTGTAGACCCTCTAACAGGAAAAACGCAATCGCAGAAAATTTCGAGTATAGAAATTAGATCTGTATACACTTATATTTTCTTATATGAGACAAAATTAACGGAAAATGGTCTTAGCAGGAAATCTATTACATGTTCTGGTATGAAATTTGAAGAGGGGATAGTTAAATATGATCTGTTAGGAACCCCTTCGTCAACATATGAAAATTTTACTGTTATAACACCATCTTTTATGACGAATTTTGATCTATCTGTAAGTTCTATTCTTATCAAGGAACCCGAAATTTCTCTATATAATACAAATTTTAACATTATACTGTATACTTCATTCGAAGAACCAGCAGAACTTTTTGATGTTCTTGGTACTATATCTAGTAGTTCTGGAACATCTACTGTGGCAAGCAAGTTTGAATTAGAAAAAACTTATTCTCAATATAATATTGTCTATTCTCCTGGAAATGAAAATGTGTTCTTTAGGGCCATTTCTCATACTCCTCAGGGAAAATATCCTTTAGAATCCGGTACATACAATGAAGCTACTATTACCCCAAAAAGTGGGTCTGGGACTGGAGCAACTGTTGATATAACATCTGTTGATGGTAATGGGGCAATTACAGAAATAACATTACTAAACGGTGGGACTGGTTATACTACTACTACTGCTACTATTACCCAAGGAACTGCTACTGGAGCAACTGTTGATATAACTGCCGTTGACGGGATAATTACAGAAATTACATTAATTACAGGATCTGGAGGAAATGGTTATACTACTACTAATCCTTTCATGTACAATGATAAGTATTGGAAGTACATTAACCTTGATTCAAATACAATTGTTAAGAGTAAAAAGTGGGAACAATATAATATATACGGTTTAAATGACGTTGTTTATCTCGATAAAAACTTAGGTCCATATATTAACAATAATACTGGAGAAACACTCAATGATATAAATAATATCTTATATTTCTTACCTTCTACTTATCCTCACAAACTCTTTGAAAACGATAAACTTAACTTAAAATACTTTTCGTCAACATTAAACGAAAATGTCGGATTTACAAATCCTTTGTATCAGTCAGATTACAGCAGTGTACCAATAGTCAAAAATTATAAATTTAATAATGGTAATACGCAAAGTTTAAACGATATGTGTGTTGCCACAAAGAATGAAACACTGACTTACACTGAATTTCAAACTAATCAATTACAAGGATGCGATACGCCATTTGGTATATATAGTAATGTTACAGGGAAACTTGCATTTGATATTCCAAAAATAATAACAAATAATTTTATACCACAAATAAGCATCAATAATTCCCAAAATTGGCAGACAGCAGAAATTATACAGTTGTTTAACGGAGATTCTGGATTTATAGTAATCCCAACAACTGTAACTGTTAATGATGTTCCTTATAATGTGACAAAACCTTTATCAACAAGTAACTTTCTCCAGATTTCTGATATAGATGCAAATTCTTATTATATAGAATCATTAACATCCTTATCTCCATCTGATGGAGTGACACCAGTAGCCAGTAGCCAATTCTTTGCTAACAATATTTCCAGGAGTTCTTATTTCATAAGTTATGTTCCTAATATAGATTCTCCCGACAGCGAAATTTATTATCTATACAGCGAACCAGTCACTCTGTTACCTGTCAATCCTTTTTTTGACAGTGGAGATGACCTAATTGTTAATAATAATAATAATATTACAACTACTTACGACAACGGGGTATTAACAGGTACCCAACCTTCTCCTCTATTTAAAATAGGAGACACTGTAAGTATATCTTCAAGTGATAATCTCAAACAAGCCACAACACAAATATCTTCTATTTCTGGTTCTTCTTTCACAATAAATTTAAATGCTACAGCTATAATAAATGTAGAAGATAATGGGAAGATTGAAGATATTGTTTTGGTTTCAGGAGGAGTTAATTATATCACAGACTCAGACTCAGGTACTACTACTACAGTTACAATATCACAGACTCAGGGGTCAGTCTCAGTTTCAAGTAATCCCATAATAGTACCCGTTACGGGAGGAGGATCTTTTGAAAACACTTCCACACCACCAGAAACGATAAAAGCGGGAGCAATAGTGACATCCATTAGCATAAATCAAGGTAATGACCCTATCGGTGCTTCCGATGCAACAAAGAAATTCAGAAATATTGCATCAATTAATTCATATGCGTCAGGAATAAGCTCAATAAGTAAGGATAGAGTTGTTGCTTGTTGTACAAAGAAACCTACAAAGTGGAATGATTATGATTTACCGCAAAACTTGTCGGGAAATTCTGACTTCTTTGCATACAATAGTACAGAAATGTATGATAATTTCAAATCAAATGTCGGAAATAATGCTTTTATAACACAATCTGACGGGATAACATCTATTACAACAACAAAAGATAATATTACCTTATACTCTGGAGTATCGGCGACTTTATTGCCTACACCTACACCTCTTCCAAAAAATGTACAAAATTATACAGATATAACAAATATGGCAAAAACATACTATGTTCAAGTTTTTGAACAAATAAGAGATATATACTATTCTCCTCTATATTTAACACAAAATACAACTGTCACTAGAATACCTAAGACATTTGAGCAATATGGAGATTTTGTATTCTATTATGATCAATCTACCCCATTAAAAGGTTCGATTACTAAACCGTCGTCTCCAATAATTCTGTTTGATACAGTTTACTATTCTAAGATTAGTTATAGAGAAAACTATCCATATTACTTATTTAGCGGAGATACTAGAGAAGGAACAAACTTTTCAACTACATCCAGTTGTATATACTTTGATAAATCACCAGACATATCAGTTGGCAAAGAACAATTCTCTTCTCTACTGGGAAAATATTTGATTGCTAAAATTCAACCAGATGATGTACAAAATCCATATTTCTTGCTGACACTTCAAAATAGTCCCTGCAATTTTGGAAATACAACAGATTGGTGTTCGGATTGCGGTGCTCAGTCTAATAGCGATATTGCTTCTCAGGCTATATCTTTCCTTCCTGTTATCAATGACACAACACAAGGAGAGCCCGATATAGGACAAATGAACAAACCGTTATGTACAAATGATCCAGATTTTATAGAACCAGAGGTAAAAACATTTGATTTTGCCAATGGGTTGTTACTATATCTTGTTCCTCTTCCCCCTGAATACCAACCGTCTGACGCTAATATACTTCATTGTAGAATTATGACATACTTCGGTTCACAGTTTATGGGATGGTTGAAGTTTAACCGTTCTATCGAAATCAACAAAGACCACGAGATATTACCACTCGAATCAACAAGTTCTGTTAATCCTGTTATGTCCACTTGTCCTGCATTCGTATCGTATACAAACTTTGATATACTTGACACCGAGAAAGAAACTACAGTTCTCATTGGAGACCAATTCATACAACCAAAGTTAAAAGGAGATGTTACAGAGAGCAAGGTATACTATACGGAAAACTTTGAGGATGAAGATATATTCAAAATTACATATAATTCTAATGGTCATGGAAAATATGATATTCAAAAACTCGACGAAGGTGATGTTTTCTTTGCTGTCGAAGATATAATTGGAACATTAACAGACACAAATCCCTCTGCTTATAACGCTGGTCCAAATGCGGATTTTATTCTAGCGGGGTCATATTATGATACTACAAATCTAGGACTATCTCATCTCGTAGATAACAAATCTTATCTAATTAACGTTGACCCGAATTCGTACAAAAACGGTGTATACCTATACAGCGCAAGTGACTCAACTTTGACCCGACATGAAGACTTCAATACATACCAAAAAATGAGGAAAAATAAAGTTGTACGAGTTAATTCCTCTAAACATACTTACTATTTTGAACCTCTGATTAATGTTACTATTACCCCACCAAGTGGGTCTGCTGGGACTGGAGCAACTGTTGATATAACATCTATTGGTGATAATGGGGTGATAACAGGAATAACATTAGTAAATGGGGGGACTGGTTATACTACTACTACTGAAGCTACTATTACTGAAGAAAGTGGTTCTCAAGGAAGTGGTTCTGGAGCAAAAGTTAGTATAACTGTCGTTAGTGGGGTGATAACAGGAATAACATTAGTAAATGGGGGGAGTGGTTATTTTGTTAATAACGGTATTGATCTTGGAAAACAAGATATAATATATACTACATCATCAACTAGTGTTTTTAGACCAATTTTGATAGATGTAGAGTATTATACATCAAAACCTCTTAACATACCAACTACAGATTACATTGTAAACGATACCATCGACATAAAATATAACGGGTACTTTTTAGAAAATACAACAACACCAATCATACCATCAGATCCTAGACAAGTATTTATATCAACAAATGCACAATATAAAAATATGTATTGGTCGTGGAATATCGGATCCGATGGAGAAACATTCATATTCAAGGATGTGACAAAATTATATAATGAGGTTTCAGCACTGACAAATAGAACAAACGAACTAACAATAACCCCATTGGCAGGAGTAGAGAAATTTATGAAAGAAAAGACATTTGCCAAAGGTTTACCTTTGACTAACTTAGATTTGATTCGAGCATTGGACCCTTCTAATTTGTCATCAACGGATCAAATAACTGCTTTTTCCGAAATCAGAGAGAATCGAAAACCTCTTGAACTGATGATAAATAAGAATAATGATTGTTCTTTATTCTTTAGCTTTAATCCATTTACCGACACCACTATACTAAGAGCTTATAATTTGGTAGAAACTATCGGAAGTGCAAATGCGACAGGAACTATCAGTATTACTCCGCCTACAGTAACAATTACTCCACCTGCAACAGGTTTTACAAATCCATCCGTAAATGTTTCGAGTGGAAATAATACAACAAAAGGAACTTTAGACACCGGAGGATCTACTGTAACAGATTTGGTATCTACAATAGGATTCAAAGATAACGATACTGTCGCTATTACAAGTATTGCTTCTCCTACAACAACAGCGTCAGGAACTATCAGTATTACTCCTCCTACAGTAGCAATTACTCCGACTGCAACAGGTTTTACAAATAATTCACCTGTAACTGTTTCGAATGGAAGTATTACAACAAAAGGAACTATAGATAAACTATCTGTAACAGATTTGGTATCTACAATAGGGTTTAAAAATAATGATAGTATTAGTATTTCTCAAAACACGCCATTATTACAGAATATAGAAGGAGTGGCAAACCAATTATTCGATCCAGCCACCTATGATTCAGAAAATACAGATCCTATAATCCCAGAATTGTTATTTGGATTCAAATATAGATTTAACCAATATCAAGAGAATATGAATGGTTCAACTGTTTTCACTGTAATAAAGGGCAATTCTAGTTTATTAGTATCTTACTTTGTAAACGACGAACAACAAGGAGGAACACAAGCTATAAGTCTTTCCACTGGTGTTTCTTCATCTTCATCTCCACCTTCCTCTTACCCTGGTTCTGATTCTGGGTTACTGCCATATATTATAGTCGAACCTCGCGCTAATACCTCAGAACCATTTGCTCAAAATCAAGATGTTATTGTGGCTTCCTCTACCACTTCAACTCCGGCCAGAATAACAACCGTTGGCCCCAATAATACATTTACTATCACTGCTACTCAACCAACGATAGTATTTGGTCCAAATCAAGTAGTTACTGTGGCTTCCTCTACCACTTCAACTTCGGCCAGAATAACAACCGTTGGCCCCAATAATAAATTTACTATCACTGCTACTCAACCAGCCCCTTTGTTACATTTCACTATGAGTTATAACGGAACATTACTCGAAACCTTTACCTTGCCTTAGAAATCTGCTCTACAGAAGATATTATCATACAATTCTTTAGTTCCTTTATCTTTGGTTGAAACAAACCAAAAGGGAAATATTATAAGCAATACTGTTAGAACACCAAGAAAATAGGCTAAAATCGGATTCATTTTTAACAAAATAAAAATGAATTTTTTATAAAGAGAAACTCTAAAAAATGGAGAAACAACAATACGGTTATAAAGCATATGTTGTTTATTCAGAAGAGTCTATGGGACAGGAAATGATGTATTCGATGATAGCAAATTGTTGTGGTTCTCAAACACCAGAAACAGATATATTATTGCTTAGAAAATGTCAAGACAAGGACATAGAAGATACAAAAAGGTGGCATGTATGTATGAAGAAAGAATTATTTGAAGGATTTAAAACAAATAACAACTTTACTGGTCTTAAAATTTATACATATAGACCTAACCAAAAGTCAATAGGAAAAAATAACACATACGCTTACTATATTCCGTATAACAGCGAAGAAAGTAAACTTTCCTTCAAGAGATATTTTAAAACTCTAGAAGGAAAGTTTATTAGACCTGGGTCTTATACAATTCATGACCCTCTTCCAAGGGAAGGAGGAGAAGATCGTGGTTATTTTCTTGTTTCTTTTGAAAAGACAGGAGATTATTACCCCAGACCTTTTATTCGAACTCTCAGAGCATTATTAAACGACTCTCAAGTTGGAGAAGAACGTCTTGTCTTGAAATGGTGTAGTCATAGAGTTCTTGTTGACGTTTTGGAGGGTTCCTTGAAGTAAATTAATTTATCTTTACTAGATAAATTAATGATTTAAAATTTAATCGAACATATTTTTGATTTCGTCGAATACAAAGTTTTCGTTTATATATCCAGATTCTGTGTTAATTTTTCCTACGGTTTCTTCTAGATTAATAAATGTGAGATAATCGGTCCCGTCCTTTCGTGTTCGTCTAATCATCTTCGAAGAACCAAAACCAGCACCATAAGAAAACTGAAAAATATTTCCCGTTTGATTTCTCACACTACCATCATATTGAGCAACTAGATCTTCCTGAGATTTTACCATTTTGCGTTGCAAAAATCCAATATCAGCGGTTTTTACAGATGTATTACAAAGACCGATACGGGCTGCCATACTGTGAGCAAAAAATTCGTCTGGGTCTAGGCCTTCATAGAAAGAACTTGATATAAAACCACGGGAATAAATAGATTTATCGTCGATATGATAACTAGACAACCAACGTTTTCCTCTACTCATTACAAGATCCGGTCTTCTATCTGGTACATATTGCTGACCCAACAAAGCGATTATTTTTGCTGTATCGTTAATCTTTCCCTTTGCACCTGAAGCAGCCATAACAGCAATAGAATTATCAGAGGCGATTATCGGTTTGATTTTTATTTTCTTACCATCTTCTTCTACTTCCCCTCCTACAAGAGCCATCTTGATTCTATCAGTTCCCGTTGTAATAACTTCATCAATTTTTCTTTCTCTTTGAGTTCTGTCTAACTGTGTTGCATCTCTAGCAAGAGGCGGAAAGCTCAAAACTTCTTCATTTATTTCTTCGATAATCTGTCTTTTGCGAAGATTAAATTCTTCCTCAACATTTACAGGAGGTCGACAATCTTTAACACCGACAGTTAAACCGTAGATACTAAGATACCAGTTGAACAAAAATGTAGCATCTGTTATAAATCTCCTTGTCGCTTCTGTTCCATAATTCTTGTAGATAGATTGAACAATGGAGTTTGGAGAAGGACCCATATTTTTCTTCGACAATCTCCCTGCTATCAATATACCATTTCTAATCTTAACTTTACCGTTAGAGTACCAGAAATCGTCTGGAAATAAAAGAGAACATAAAGATTTTCCGCTAAGTTGTTTGAGTTTTTGGCCATGTTTAATGTTTAATTGAAACAATCTATCTATATAGGTATCTCGGTGTTCTTGTGCATATCTCATGCTTCTAAATCCTTCTTCAAATTCCTTATCTGTCAGTTCTATATCATCTGAAAGCAAATATCCTCCTGTTGCTCCGTTGTAGATAATTCCTCCAACTGGAGAAGAATTAATACCAGACATAATACACTGAGGAGAAGATACAAAGGTCTTTGCTTCTACTTGGGCTTGTGTAGATTGGAGCATATGGATATTTCCTTCATCTCCATCAAAATCGGCATTATGACCAGTTGTTGATGTTATATGAATACCGATAGAAAGTTTATTTTGAAATTTGCATTTATAACCACACATAGATTGTTTTTGAAGAGTAGGTGCTCGATTGAAGATAATAACATCTCCGTCTCTAGAATCTCGTTCGACTATATCCCCAATTTTTATCTCATGTTTTTCTTTCTTAAATTTAAGTTTTCTTCCGGCAAGTTTTCCTCTTTTAGGAATTAAGCAACGAATTTCATCGTCTGCTGACAATTTTCGTATGAAGTCTATATTATATTTTGTAACATTTTCTGGGATTGTTAGAGTTGATTTCATAATAGCAGGAGGAGCTATCTCACCGAACTCCAAACCACCATTTGGACCAAGTACGGTTCTACCAGTAAATTCTGAGCGTTTACCCATAAGAGAACCACGTATAAGTTCCGTCTTACCAACAAGTCTATCCTTAAAAGATTTAATAACATCTGAAGCTGCTTTCTTGTAAGCTTTATCGCTGTTATCAATTATATGACTGTAATAAAATAAAATCTTCGCAAGATAATTTTCGTGACCTTCTCCTTCTCTAAAATACTTCTGTGTTTCTGTAATAACATCATCGTAAAATTTAGTGATAAAATCGTCTTTCCTTACTCCTTCTCTCTTGACATAAGGTCTCGCAGAAGGAGGTATAACAGGAATAAAATCGATAATATAATTTATAGGATGACTATTCCAAACCCATTGACTTCCTTTGAAATAACCTTCAAATCCCATCAATTTGATATCTCCATCACTAATATTGCTAAACATAGAATACACCATTTCGGGGGTTATAACATAATCTTGTAAGTTAACATTTCTCCCAGAACCCGTCTTAATTTGCGAAAAGATATCGACACTGTCTTTTGTCCCGGCTGTAGGTGTTCCTACAACTTTACCTTTTAATGTTCTAGGACCAGTTCCTGTTTTAAAGATAGGATTTTTAAAATAAGGATAAATCGATTCTTGATGTTTTTGACAAGTTCCTTGAGGATGGTCAATGGAAGTGGATTCCTTTGCTATATAAGTTAGTTTCTGGTAACCAGAAAGCTGAACATCTTTTATAATATCTCTATTCATTAATGGTTCAAAGCATCTCCAGCAAAAAGATTGACATACTCTAATAGCGGGTTCACGAAATAGAGGATGTATATATTTTTTAGGCAACTCGATCATAGAGTAATGTCCAGGACATTCATCGTTGGTTTTTCCACACGACCCGCATAGTGAATTGTTTTCAAGAGACCCTAATCTATGATCATCTGAAGTAAAATCTGTATCTGTAACTTTTCCTTTTGGTAATATTTTGGTAATCTTACAAACGCTAATTTTTTCCATTTTTTCTCTTGTCATTGCACCATAAGTAACAGAATCGAGAACAAGTTCAGGTAGTTCTGCGTCTCTGATGTCATTCTGAACCTTTACTTCAATAGCCTGTCTTTTACCCTGTATCTTCTCCTTGGATCTTTCGGGGTTCTTATTTCCGCCATCTTTCCTCCTCTGCTTCCCCCTCAGTTTCCCTTGGATTGAAGTTATATCGACAGGCATTTTAATTTTAAATATTTTTTTATAAACTCGTTTTTAAGTATAATAAGATGTGATTATAAAATGAGTATAATCCTTTTTTCACAGAACGACAAAACGGTGGCAGTTTTTGACGATATGAAGAAGTTTAAAACAAAAAGTTTTCATTTTATACTTGATAGTTTAATTAAACAAGACTATTTTAAAACAAAAAAACAGTGTGGGATGAAGATAAAAACAGAACTAAAAATGTTATTTGAAGAAGGCGATTATACCTTTATCTATAAGGATATGAAATTTAGTAAACAAATTTTCGATTTGAATGATTTGGAAATTGTTAAACAAGAGAAAACTAGTATAGAAAACAACATATACATCGTTTATACTCTTGAAGACATAAACAGTCCCATAGAGATGCTTGATGTCACAGAATTATACAATAAAAACGAATAATCATAGTTTTTTAAACTAATAAAATGGCGATCAATATCACCGAATTATTAAAGCTCGTGAGAGCGAACGAGGTGAGCTGTGTGGTAACAGAGTCTTTTGAGAACTCTGTTGATATTCCTAAAATATTATCTCAGAAAGATGGAACACGTATTTGGTGTTCTTTTCCGGATATTACTACGGTTATCAGTCTCTATACCAGATTGAAAAAAAATAAATCTATTTCTGTAGATTACGTCAAACAAGACGATACCTACAACGATTCTTCTATTGTCCTCTCAACTTCCTTATATCTTAAAAATAAATTGATGGGAAATTTTGACAATGGTAGATTTCAAAAGTCTAGTATAGATTTTTGTGATATTATTGTTCTCGGCGGAACTTCGCTCTGGACTTTGGATAATACAATAATAATGAATATGTGGAAATGTATACTAGACACAAAAAACGATATAAAAATTCCGAGATTAGTATTATCTGTGTTCAACTTAGAGTTAGATACGAATATCATTCCGTTTGATGTTTCTCAATCATATTTCTATATCGAATCAGAACAAAAAACAGATATAAAGTACCATTTAAAAGATTGGTATCCTGGAGACAAAGAACTACTAACTGATATGTTAGATATTGTTGAGAAAAGGCACAAGGAAGACGACCTAGATATGAAGTATTTGATATATTGTCCTTCTTTCAAAGATGTTGTTATATTTTCCTCAAAATTAAAAACTCTGGACGATATACATATTATTTTCTTAACAAAAGACTTGGACGAGAAAACTGCAGGAAATTTGAATACACGGAAGAAAAAGGATAAACGCGTGGTTGTTATATCTACAAGCAGTTTGATTCCTGTTCAGGATGTTGATGTTGTCTTCGACTGTATGAGCGAAAGTCTTGAATACAAAACTGGTAATGATTCTATAAAAATAAAAAATGTATATATTGCCAAATCGATAGCAGAACAACGTTCCAATATCGCTTCTAAATACTGTTATCGTATGTGTTCACAAGAAAAGTTTAGAAGTTTAAAATCTCAACATTTAGCAGAGAGCAAAAGATTACCCTTGACTAGAACTTTTCTTAATATTATAGATAAAGGGTTTAATCCTTCGAAATTTTTCGGCACAAGTATAATGTATAATATTATCAGAGATGAGATGGGGTTATTAAAAGAAACGAAAATGATAGAAGAGAAGAATGGAAGAACAAAAATAACCAAACTCGGAGAATTTACGATCAATACCGGTCTTTCAAGATACACCACAATGTTACTTGAATTATGGACAAAAACTCAACAACTTTGGTTCCCGGGGATTATTCTGGCTTGTTTAATCGAAAAAGCAGACGCTATGTATTTCTTTCTACCAATGAAACAAAAAGACCAAACTATAGGAGAACACGATATTTCTGTGAAGAAACATTTTGAAAGTTATTTCAAGAAATGGTCTTCTGAAAGCATCTTAGAGTGCTACTTGAATATGTGGAATGCTTTTGCTGACGATATAGGTACACTGAAACCATCTATTGAAGTTTTGAAAAATTGGTGTTCGGAACATTCTATTAACTTTAAAACCATATATGAACTACTGGATTTAATACTACAAACATTCGATAAATTAGAATATATGAATAGGGTCCAAATTACAATCGGCAAGTTTTCTGCTAAGAAGCTATTGAATATAGCCAATCCAATGTTTGTGAAAGTATACGAAAGAAACATATGTCAACTTATAGATGGAGAGAAATACAAGTATATAGATGGAAAGCACGAAAACTTCTTTTTGGATACACGAAAACACTTTAACCCCTATGTACGGGTTCCTTACAAATTGTTCGCTTTCAGTAAGATTGTGATCAAAAAAGAACGTAGCGAAATTAGAAAGATAGTCTTTTTTCATCCTGTTGAAAACAAATTCTTAAAAGATAAACGTATCGAAACTCCTATTCGCAAAGAAGTACAAAGAACACAAGCATCCTCAGAACTTTTTCCAAGAAGCAAATTAACTGGATATAGTTCGCCGTATTACCCTCAGTCACCAGAATACAATCCCGACACTGAACCTTCTTATATTCCTCAATCTCCTGTATACAATCCCGTGTCACCAGAATACAATCCCGACACTGAACCTTCTTATATTCCAGAACCATTAAATACAGATAAAGTACAAATAGGGGATGATATACAAGGTAAGAAAGTAATTGATATTCAAACATACTCTAATGAAGATAATTACTCTCCTTATTCTCCAGATTACCACCCAGACGGCACGTTCGGAAAAGAGCCAGAAGGCGAACGTTTTAGATACTACGATATCGACCCAGATGAGAATACCACAAAAATTATAACAGTCGAACAACCTGATTCTGTACCAGCAAGGAATGTTATAGAATCTTCTGAAGATATGGACGAATTTGATAAAGCATTTGACGAATTAGAAATATAATTTATATAAAAAGATTTTATATAAAATGCAGATATTTGTAAAAACTCTAACTGGAAAAACCATTACATTAGAGTTAGAAGCAAGCGATACTATTGAAAATATAAAAGAAAAAATTCAAGATAAAGAGGGGATTCCTCCAGACCAACAACGACTAATATTTGCTGGGAAACAACTTGAAGACGGAAGAACATTATCAGATTATAATATCCAAAAGGAAAGCACATTACACCTTGTTTTGAGATTAAGAGGAGGTTAGAGATTAAAAATTAAATATTTAGTTTAGTTTCTCTACATAGAGGACAAGATCTAATATTATGGTTATTTTTTATTTTTTTATCAAGATCTAAATTATATTGATATTCTTTTCTATCCCATTCTATACATGACGAATATAATTTCTTAATTTCTTCAGGCCATTCGTCGGGAGGATTATTTGGATATGGGAAGTCCATAATTATATGATTTGAGAATAAAAAATCGTCATAAATATCATAACCGTTAGGTTCTGGTTCCAAATTCCCAACGTCTATATTTCCATCCAAAAAACTTTGTTTAAAACAAGATAAACATATACAGTGAGTGTTGCAAGTAGGATGTTTTACCATCTTAACTGAATCTTGTAAACATATAGGACATTCTCTGTTTAAGTTTTCTATGTCTAATATTCCAGTAGAGTATCTTTTGTTTTCCAATTTTTCTCTTAAAAAATTTAAGTTTTCTATATCTATTGTTCTAGACTTGTGTTCCGTTACATTTTCTGGATATACATGGATGCTAGGAATATAGTGATGCATCAGCGACATGTGTTTTGAAAAATAACCATAGTAAGAATTGTCGCAAATATAACAGACAGAGTTATAAGAAGAGCTTTCTCCTGAACAAATGTCAAAGTTAGGACAAACCATTCAATTTTCTTTTTAT